AGCCTGTCACGGTGAACGAAATGAAACGTCCCCGTGGCAGGCCCCGAGTTGAGGTTATTGACGCAGGAGCATAGGGTATGACCACATCTGCTGGCGACCAGATAAACGGGGCGTTACGCCTGATTGGGATGTTGGCAGAAGCTGAGACACCTTCAGCCGCTACGTCTGCTGATGCATTGTCGGCGCTCAATCAGATGATCGACTCATGGAACACTGAGCGGTTGTCGGTGTTCACCACGCAAGACCAAGTGTTTACTTGGCCTGTAAATCAAGCTACACGCACGCTAGGCCCGACAGGTAACTTTGTTGGCAACCGGCCTGTTTTGGTTGACGATGCTACCTATTTTAAAGATACCTCAAACGGTACTTCGTATGGCATCAAGATAATCAACGAACAGCAGTACAACGGCATTGCTGTCAAGAACACAACCAGCACCTACCCGCAAGTGCTGTACGTCAACATGGGCTACCCCGACATTACGTTGACGGTGTACCCTGTACCTACCTCACCGCTGCAATGGCACATTGTGTCGGTGGAAGAATTGACGCAACCGGCAACACTGGCAACTACGTTGTCCTTTCCTCCAGGCTACCTACGATGTTTTAGGTTCAATCTGGCTTGTGAACTTGCCGCTGAGTTTGGCGTAGAGCCAAGCCCACAAGTCTCGCGGATTGCCATGACTAGCAAGCGTAACATCAAGCGCATCAACAACCCTGACGATGTAATGGCAATGCCCTACGGCATAGTCGCCAATCGTCAACGTTACAACATCTACGCTGGCAACTTCTAATGAAGTCTCCCATCCTTGGATCTTCCTATGTCGCTCGTAGCGTCAATGCTGCGGATAACAGGATGGTCAACCTTTTTCCAGAAGCCATTCCAGACGGAGGGCAGACAGGCGGGTTTTTGAACCGAGCGCCTGGGCTTGACTTACTGGTAACGGTTGGAACGGGGCCGATACGGGGCTTGTGGACGTTTAATGGCGTTGGCTATGTGGTTAGCGGCACTGAACTCTACAGCCTCACCACGGCCTATGTAGCCACCTTGCGTGGCACGGTAGCAGGCACTGGGCCGGTCAGCATGAGCGACAACGGCACTCAGTTGTTTATTGCAGCCGATGGGCCGGGTTATATCTACAACAGCACTACGGCAGTTTTTGCCCAGATTACTGACGTTGATTTCGCTGGCGCATTGGTAGTTGGCTACCTAGATGGCTATTTTGTTTTCATCCAACCTGACAGTCAGATATTCTGGGTAACGCAACTGCTGGACGGTTCCTCCGTTGACCCGCTTGACTTTGCCAGTGCCGAGGGTTCGCCTGATGGTTTGGTCAGCCTGATTGTTGACCACGGGCAAATTTGGCTGTTTGGCACTAACTCAGTCGAGGTTTGGTACAACTCTGGCGCTGCTGACTTTCCCCTGACCCGCATCCAAGGCGCGTTTAATGAAATCGGCTGCGCTGCGACCTTTTCTGTCGCCAAACTGGATAACGGCATCTTCTGGCTGGGCGCAGATGCACGGGGGCAGGGCATCGTTTACCGAGCCAATGGTTACACCGGGACTCGGGTCAGCACTCACGCCATTGAGTACGCCATTGCTCAATACAGCGACATTTCTGATGCCATTGCCTACACTTACCAACAGGAAGGCCATGCCTTCTATGTGCTGACATTTCCCACCGGCAATGCCACCTGGGTCTACGATGTGTCTACCCAAGCATGGCACGAACGGGCTGGGTTTAACAATGGCGAGTTTATGCGCCACCGCAGCAACTGCCAGATGGCGTTCAACAGCCAAATTGTGCTGGGCGACTATGTTAACGGCAACATCTATGCTTTTGACTTGGATGTGTACGCTGACAACAACAGCATCCAAAGATGGTTGCGTTCGTGGAGAGCGTTGCCGTCAGGCCAGAACAACCTTAAACGCACAGCCCACCACACCTTGCAACTTGATGCCGAAACAGGCGTAGGGTTAAGTGGAAATTTTAATTTTGAAACAGTATATCTTCAGACTGAAAACAATAATTTTTTAATTACTGAGAACAATGATTTTTTAATTACAGAGCCAGCAGTTATAACGCAAGGTGCTAACCCGCAAGCTATGTTGCGCTGGAGCGATGACGGGGGTCACACTTGGTCAAGTGAGCATTGGGCCAGTATGGGCAAAATTGGTGAATATGAATACCGTACTTTTTGGCGTCGGCTTGGTTCGTCCAGAGATCGGGTGTATGAAGTTAGTGGCACTGACCCAGTAAAGATTGCCATTATGGGCGCTGAGTTGGTGCTGAGTCCAACGTCAAGCTAATATGGCAAACGTCACTCAAATCCCTGCGCCCCGAGTTACTTTTACGGAAAATGGGCAGATTACGACCCAATGGTTTCGTTGGCTCAACAACGTCTACACCATTACCGGCTCTGGTCTTGGTATCACACCAGTTGTCAATGGCGGCACGGGCCTAGGTACAATTCCCTCTAATGGGCGACTTCTCATCGGTAACGGTGTAGGTTACACGCTGACAACATTGACGGCTGGCACTGGCATCACTGTGACAAACGGTGCAGGGACAATTGTTGTGGCCTCCAGTGGCGTTACAAGCGTAGGCGGCACGGGCACGGTTAACGGCATCACACTGACCGGCACAGTTACCACAGCAGGCAACCTAATCCTTGGCGGTGCGCTGAGTGGGGTTAGCCTAACTACGCAGGTTAGCGGTATCCTGCCTATAGCCAACGGCGGGACAGGCACTTCCACTGCTGGGGTTAGCGCCACAATCGTGACTGCTAAACTGACCGCACTCGGCGCAGACGGCAGCATGACTTTTACAAACGGTTTGCTTACAGCGCAGACTCCTGCGACTTAGGTTGGGTAACAAGGAGAACAATTATGGGTTGGGGTCAATTAATAGGTGCAGCAGCAGGATTTTTAATTGGTGGCCCGTCAGGTGCATCGGCTGGTGCTGCTCTTGGCGGCGGTCTTGACGAGGCTACTGGCGGTGGGCAAGCTGGCGCTGCGCGTGAGGCGGCGCAGATTGCAAATGCTTCTAGCGACCGTGCTTTGGCGTTGCAACAACGTATGTACGATGAAAGCATTGCTAGGCAGCAACCGTACTATCAAGCTGGTGTTAATGCGCTTCCAGGTTACCTCAAAGGCATTGCCGCAGGCGGCGAGTATGTCCGGCCTTTTACGATGGATGACTTTAGAACTGACCCAGGTTATGCGTTTCGGTTGTCAGAGGGCCAAAAGGCACTTGACCGGCAAGCTGCTGCCCGTGGCGGTCTGATTTCTGGTAGTGCTTTAAAAGCCGCCCAACGCTATGGACAGGATATGGGTACGCAAGATTACGCACGAGCGCTCCAAGATTTCTATGGACGACAAGACGTTGCGCGAAATGCTGCTGCTAATGTAGCTGGCTTTGGCCCAACTTCCAATGCACTAGCAGCCACAGCAGGAGCCAACCTTGTAACTGGCTCTGCCCCTCTCATGCAAAACCAAGGCTATAACACTGCCAACGCTATGCTGGCTGGGGAACGCGCAAGACAATCGTCCTACGGAGAGATAGGAAAAGCGCTTGGGTCTGGTGGGTTTAGCAATATGTTTGGAAATTATGGGCGTTCTCAAGGCCCTGTATCAATGCCAGGGTACGGCGGTATGTACGATCCTGCTTACATGGGGCGCTAATCATGGCACTTAATTTTGGACTTCTTGACCAGGGTGGCCCGACAAATTTTTTTGAGGGCTACTCGCAAGGCCAAGAGAAAATGCAGGCCAATGCAATGGCCCAGCAAAGAGCAGCGCAGGCCCAGCAAGAGTTCGGTATGCGCCAGCAGGAGTTTGCCGCTGGTCAGGCTGAGAAGAAACGCCTGTCTACCGCAGCCATAGTCACGCAAAAAACAGCTTCCGCAAGGGACGCGCTACTCCGCGCCCCGACAGCGGCTGATGCCCGTAGGATTGTGGAGATGCAGTACGCAGACCCAGATCTTGGCCCAATTAGAGGCCGCTTTGGTTCTTTGGCGCAGGCTTTAGCTGAAGTTCCAGAAGAGCCAAGCGCGTTTCAGCAATACAAAGAACAAGAAGCTATGGGAATGGAGGCGTTTCTTAAACAGCAAGGTAGTAATAGAGCCTTTACCACTGCTATGGGCGGCGCTCCGCAGGCTAATGCTATGGCTCCTGCTTCTGCGCCTGCTAACGCTATGGTTGCACCGGCAATGTCAGGCGAACTGCAAAACTTTATTGGTCAACGCAGTAGATTAGCAATGCTTGCGGATCAATCACCCCAAGTTAAAGCTACTATTAACCGGTTAGATAGCGATATTGCTAGGTTGGTTGAAGAACAAAAGCCAGAACCAGGCTTTACTTTAGGTGCTAATCAAACCCGTTATCCACGGGGATATATGGGAGTTGTAACTGCGCCAGCGGCAGTAGCCGCAGCGGCTGTACCGCCATCTGTATCAGAATATCAGTTTGCCAAAACTGTTGATGGCGGCAGTTTTGTGGGTACTTACCAAGAGTTTGTCAAGGCCAAAGCTGACGCCACAAGAGCGCCTGCCACTGTTGCTGCTCCACAAGCACTACCAGCATCAGTACAAGAATATGAATATGCTAAAACCGTTCCCGGTGGTAGTTTTGTAGGTACATATCAAGATTTTGTAAAAGCCAAAGCTGATGCCGCTAGAGCGCCAGCGCCAATTTCTGCCCCACAAGCATTACCCCAATCCGTAGCTGAATATAATTTTGCTAAAACCCCAGACGGTGGTGGTTTTGTAGGAACTCTTACAGACTTTATGCAGGCTAGAGCAGAAGCAACAAGAGCGCCAACACCTGTTGTCGCACCGCAAGCACTACCGGCTTCTGTGCTTGAATATAACTTTGCCAAAACTCCAGAAGGCGGTGGTTTTGTAGGTACATACCAAGATTTTGTTCAATCTAAAGCAGAAGCTGGGCGAGCGCCAGTGCCAATTACCGCACCGCCAACTAAAGTAGCCGAATACGAGTATGCCAAAACTCCTGCCGGTGGCAACTACAAGGGTACGTATACACAGTTTCTTAACCTTGGCAAGAGTGAGGTGGGTGGAACAACAGTTCCTAAAGCGCCATCTGGTTATCGTTTTAATAAAGCTGGAGATTTGGAGCCTATCCCTGGTGGCCCAGCGGCAGGTAAACCTCTGACTGCTTTGCAACAACAAGCGTTGAAAAAAGATTTTGCTGCTGACACTTCTAAAATTAAATCAGCGGTAGACACAGCCGATGAATTAGAAAAATTAACTGATGAGTTAGTTGGCAATCCAGATAAAAAAATAAAGCCACATCCTGGGCTTGGCGGCATTACGGGATATGCTGGTTTGCTGCCATCACTTCCATCTGGCGATGCAACTAAAGCAGAACAAAAGTTGGAAACTTTTAAAGGCAAAATTAAAACACTTGGCAGGTCACTTGCGTCTTTGGATGGAAAACTTGGCAACATGGCGGTTCAAGAATGGAAATTTATTTCGGATGCCGTGCAAGAAATTAGACCAACTGCTGGAAATCTTGACGAACAAATGCGTGATGTTGTTCGCCAAGCCCGTTTACTTGCTAAAAATCTCCGAGATAAATTTGACCTTACTTACGACGAAACAACACCAGCGGCTGCACCCGGCAGACCAGCGGCTGCTGCACTTGCGCCAGCAGATAAGCAGGCGTTAGATTGGGCAAACGCTAACCCAAAAGATCCTCGCTCACTTCAAATCAAACAGCGTTTAGGACAATGACATGGCTGCATTTGACCCTGATGCTTACCTAGCGCAAAAAGCGTCTGCGCCTGTTGCTTTTGATCCAGATGCTTATCTAGCGTCAAAAGCCCCCGTTGACCGTAGCTTGGTTTCTCAAATACCAACTGAGCGCGGGGCTAATTTAACACCGACACCGCAAGAGCCGGTATCGTTGATCGACAGGATTTACGGCGCAGCAGAGGTGTTGCCTGCAATGGCAGGGGGGATGGTTGGTGGTGTCGTTACGCCAATTGCTCAATTGGGCTATGAACTTTTTGGTGGTCAAGCGTTTACGCCACAAGGCAGAGCAGCAGCAGCAGAGTTTGGCAAAAAAGTACAAAGTCAGTTTTATCAACCCAGAACTGAAAAGGGGCAGGAATACACTGCCGCTATTGGAAATGCTTTAGCGCCCTTAGTTGGAGTGCCTATTCCAACACTAAATGCTTTTGGTCAATCTGTACCGGCTGCTGCCCGTGCTATTCGTGACGTTGGACGCAGTGAGGCCAATCTTATTGGTGGCGCTATTGCCGTGCCTCTTGAGGCCCGTGCAGCGCGTATTCAAGAAGGGCGTGTTGCTCAAAGCTACGCCAATGCGCCAATTATTGATGCAACAAAAGCGGCAGAGCGTCAAGGTTTGGCAATGGATCCAGCTGTTACCAACCCAACAATGAGAAACCGTTTTAAAGGAATGTTGGTTGGCAAAGCCTTTGATGAAGCTGCTCTCACGTACAACGCTGCTCAAACAACTAAAGTAGTTCGCCAAGATTTAGGTGTTGCCCCAACTGAAAAATTAAGTGTTGCTGCTATTGACCGCGCCTTAGATGTTGCTGGAAAACCTTACGATGTAATTCGCAAAATGGGTGTTTTGCAAACTCCTCAAACATCTTTAAATGCGCTTGAATCTCTTAGAACCCCAGCTTTAATTGGTGGCGAACAATCAGCAGCAGCAGTGGGTTCTTTGATTGATGACGCAATAAACAAATTGCAACAAGGTCGTAGTGGGGCTTTGTTGTTAGACGACATTCGATCAAATCGTCGAAATGCAAACGCTGTTTACAAAGCTGAATCAGTTAATCCTGATCCATTGTTAAGAGCAAAAGCTGATGCTCAAATGTCAATTGCAAATATTTTGGAAGACATAGTTGACGCCAATGCGCCAAATTCCAAAGCATTGTCGGAAATGAAAACGGCACGAGTTCGCATGGCTCAAATTTTTGACCATGAACGAGCCATTAACTTTGCCAATGAAACTGTTGATCCTCAAGTTTACGCAAAATTGCTAGATGAGAAAAAAGGCGGTATGACCGGCGTTGGGGCTGACCTTGGAAAAGTTGCGGCTACTGTTCCAAATTTGATGAACACGCAAGCGCCTGTCTCACAAGTAATGCCCAAAGTCACAAGGTCTGGTTTGTTAAGTGCGGGTGGTGCATTGGCTGGCGGCGCTGTTGCAGGCTATCCTGGCGCTATTGGTGGGGCTGGTGTTGGCGGGGCTTCTGGTTGGATTGGTAGTAGATTGGCTGCCAAAGGAATGGTGACACCGGAATATCAAGCATCCCGCGCCATGCCTACAGATTACCGGCCTGCGCCAAATATGTTGCGCCCCGTAGAGCCAAGCTATTCACCAAATGCGTTGGTTCCGTATGACTACAGTCAATCAGTTTTGACGCCAGATCAAATTCCAAATTTTGTACTGCGTCCAAGTGGCCCCGGCCCACTTACAACCCCCGGCGTTGCGCCTGGGCCTGCCCAGATAGGAATGTCACAAGGCCCGGTTGGTGGACAAATGGGCGCTCTACGCATGGAAGATGTTCGCGCTCGGGATTTGAGTATGCGCCAAGGCGCTGCCGCTGAAGCCCAACAAGCTGCGGCTGAAGCAGCAGCACGGCAACCAACAGGTATGGGCGCTGTGTTAGATTTTGACCCCATTACCGGCACGTACAAGGTCGGCGGGGCTGGTGTTAAAGGAGCAACACCAGAAATTTTTATGGAGAATTTAGGCAAATCGTTAACAACCGCTACTGAAAAAGTTGCGGCTGGAAAATTGTTTGACTTGACAGCGGCTGAAAAAGTAGCGTTTGACAAAACCAAGGTAGACCTTGCTACCGCTGCGCCGGAATTTAAGGGCTTGACTGACAAAGCCCTTGCATCAAAAATGATGGATCGTCAATGGGTTCAAGATACAGTTACAAAAATTCAAGACAAAGCGAAAGCATTTCAAGAAATTTCAGACCAAGCAAAAAATGCTCAAATGAAGCGCGATGCCGTAATAAAAAGAGATCAAATGCTTGATCTTTTAACCGGGCTAGAAGAAAATTTGCGTCAAGGCAGACCAGTTTCTGGTACTGGGCAAGGCCCAAAAACTAGGGCTGCTAGGGCCAACCAGTTAAGCCCTAGAGAAGTCACCAACGCTATGGATATTTTAGGCGGTTCACGATGACACCAGAAGACCGCTCCCTGCTGATCTCCGACCTGCTTGTTGCGCTCAAGAGCAGCAACACCTGTCTCGACATGGAGGAGCAGCAGTGGGTCAAGAACGCCATCAAAGCGCAGAACGACATGGAGCGGCTGCGGAAGGCCATCATTGAGAAAACACTCGCCGGTCTGGTCTGGGCGGCTATTCTTGGTGTGGCCTATCTGTTTGTAGACTTCCTCCGAAACCACGGGCTGAAGATATGAATTACTACCTCAATGCTTTTAATGAGATGTTACGTAAGCGGCAGATACAGAACCAGATGGGCGGTGGTGGCAATGATGAAGGTAGAAGTTCAAACCCCACTTGGGACGCTATGTCCAACGCTGAAAAGGCCGCATATTACAGCGACAACCCAAGGATGGCAGGCTTGACGCAAGGCTTGCAAAAAGGGTTCGGCATGACAAGTCTTGGGATGCTGCAAAACGCAATGTATCCGCAATTTGTGGCAGAGCAGGGCATGGTTGGCAGAGGCATTGACCCTAGCACTGGTTTGCAAGTAGGTGGCTATGGTTCGCGCCAAGCGCCCGATTTACAAAGTTTCGACATTGCTACACCAACCCCCACTGGTTTGTACGGCGACCAGTTTGCAGGTGAATTGGCTCCAAAGTCCCCTGGTTTTATGGACACGTTGGGGCGAATGTTTGGTGGCTCCTCTGTGTCTTTGAATCCAGTGCAAGTTGAAGATCGGACACCATCACTTACGCCAGCAGGAATTGAAGCAGCAAACATTGCTGGTGGCTACGGCAACAACGAAGGATATGGTGCAGGCTTTGGTGGCCCTGACACTTCCAACAGTTTTGGCGAAGGCCAATACAACCAAGGTGGCATGGTCAACGCCCAGCACCTGATAGGCCAAGCGCCTGCGCCGGACGATGGCTACGGGGCGCTACAGGGCGGTGAGTACGTCATCACCAAAGCGGCAGTGGAAAGATACGGCAAGGCAATGATGGACGCTATCAATAATGGCACTTTCCGCTAATCATGGAATTTATAGAAGCACTGGCAAAGGGTTGGCCGATGCTTTTGGCGCTGATTACGCTGATTATCGTTTTGGCTAAGATGGACATCAAAATCGCCGTGCTGGAAGAAAAGGTTAAATCGTTGTTTGAGATATTCAATAGGAAAGACAAGTGATTGACCTTACCAAAGCCATTGGAGCCGTTGCCGCAAGCATTGCAGCGATTGGTGGCGGTTACACGCTTGCCGATAAGTT